ATAATTATCGACAGGTTTTGGGTATGTATCGTGGGTAAAACAATTGTTTGCTATCGCAGAGCATATGTATATTGTTAAAAAAAATTTCATTGACAACTATTGTAATTATTATATACAATCCTATATGATTATATAATATGAAAGGATACATTATATGACAGACATAAGCAAATACAAAAGTCTCGCAGTGTCACATGACTGCTATGAGAAAATTGGTAAGATAGCCAAGAGCATAGCACCAGGAATTACATTGTCGAGAGCACAAACAATAAAAGTGTTAGTGGATGAGAAAGTGAAGAAATTAAATGGCAAACTCAATAAATCTAAAAACATTTAATCTTTACGAAACACTTGATCCAGAGAGAAATCTTTGGCGAAACGTTTTAATAGTGGCTTTAGAAGATGCTATGGGCCTACACTATTCAGACAAAAATTACAGCTATAACAAAGCATCCTCACCACGTGCTTATTTTCTAGAACCTAATCGTGATTTTAAGATGGTATGTACGTTAGCTGGATTTGACCACGAATATGTTAGAATGAAAGTAAGAAAATATTTTGAAAATAATAGAAAGAAAGAAGAAAATGACGAGAAAAATTATTTGTCCACGTTGTAAGGGCAATGGATATATTAGAGTCATAAAGGAAGTG